GCTGGTCATTCAATAAAAGAGGAATTCCCTTATGAGCCAAACTTCGATAGCATCACCCCAGGTATTTAGTCCGGCATACAATCCACTCAAGTTCATCGTTGATTCAACCAACAAGAACAAGGATGGATTCAAGTATATCTTCGACATCTATGAGTCAGGAACATCCAACAAGATAGCTGAGTACAAAGTCTTGCCACGTCCAATCGATGGATATGGAAGGCAAGATATCTCCAAGCTACTTCAGACCAAAGTATCCTGGGACCTCGATACATTGACCACGTCATTCTATGCTGCACCGAACTCATACTATAAATATGATGTGAAGACAGGTGAGGAGTTTGTGGCTGAGTTCAATTACACATCTTCACTGACCGACTCCAGTGGGAACGTGAGAATAAATGTCACAAATACCTTCCAAATTGGTGACCAGGTAGTCATCATTCAAGCTGATGGTGGTGTTGCTAATCCTCAACTCGAGGGACTGCACACTGTCATCGCTGCAACAAGTTCGGCATTCAGTGTCAACGTGGCATGGTCCACGATCACAAATGCTGCCATTGATGGCTCGGTCCGTTACGCTGACAACCGCAAGGTAATCTTCAGAGACATCACTGAGTTCAACAACCGAATGGTGTTCAATGGTGTATTCAGATGGGCAGACTGGGCATCATACGACTATCTCGATTACAGGCTCAACGCAGCCACAAAGCTGTGGTTGACCAACCAGCCGCAAACCAATTTTTATTGCACCATTGGTCAGGACTTATCGCTCAACATCGTTAACCCCAAAGGAACTGACAGCATCATCTTTGAGAACAGCAATGGCTTGGCTTTCTACAAAGCGATTTCGTCAACTGATGACATCGTTCAGGTGCCAGTTGGTCCGAATAACTATGGCACATTGGTTGGCACTGGAGACCTCATTGATGATTCAGTCGAGTGGTATGAATTCTTTTTCGCCAATAGCGCAACACTTCCTCAACAGGACTCGGTGAGATATCGTGTGTACCTTGATCGCAGAACCACATCAGTGGAGTACTCGCTATTGTTCCTTGACCGATTAGGCTCTTGGTCATCGTTTGCTTTCCAGCTCAAATCATACGAGCGTGGAGATGTGACTCGTGAGGTGTACAACCAAGATGTCCAAGGATATGTCAACGCATCAGATGAGTGGACATACAAGACTGAAGAGTTTGGCTTTCGCTCAATTAACATCAACGTCATCAAATCGCTTGACCTCAATACAAATTGGATGACTCAAGAGATGTCGAACTACTTCGAGGAGTTACTCACATCTCCACAGGTCTTCATCAAAGAAACATCGTATATTTGTGGTGATGAGTTGACAGCAGCTTCATCGACTTATCAACCATGCATTGTCAACAACAACGCATATGAGGTATTTAAGCAGCGCAACAAGAATCTCATCCGTCAAAACATCAACGTCAGATTCGCAAATCAGGACAACATAAATGGTTAAGATACAAATCAAATACTCCTCCAGCATCGATGCTCAAGTCAGTGCATTCGAGGAGCGAGTCGCAGCTGATGGTGGAACATTCGAAGCAAGAGCTTGCTGTGTTGATACACTCAAGTCATTTGGATACGATGAACTCGGTGGAGGATACCTCGATGTGAAGGAGGCAACAGTGTTCCCATTAAACTTCGCAGTCGGGGACATTCGAGATTTCACCAAGCGCACCGGTACGTTCTCCAAGACCATCACATTGGTTGGCAGCAAGAACAACAATGACATCCTCAACCACTACTATGATGTAAACATTCAAGCTGGGACATTTGACATCAATGCACTCACCAAGTGCGCAGTCATCCAGGATGGTATTCCAATTGTTGAGGATGCGCTCCTTCAGTTGTTGTCAGTTAAAAAAAATCAGCAGACCGATGCCTATGAGCAAGGGGTCGAGTATGAGGTCTTAATAAAGGATACTCGCATCGAGTTCTTTACAGCGATCACAAACGCTGAACTCACTGACCTGGACTTCACTGACCTCAACCATACCTTCGATGCTGTATCCATCCTCAACACATTCGACAACACTGTTGCTGATGGCTTCAAATATGTGATGCCATTCGACACTGACAACATCTTGAATGTGCGTCAGTTCAAACCGGCTATCTATGCCAAGACCTACTTTGACCGAATATTCTCAACGGCAGGCTTCCAATACGAGTGGTCTGACCTCGCAGCTGCACGATTCGACAAGCTGCTCATTCCTTACAATGGGGATGCGAACACATTCGACAATACTGACTATTTAGTCGAGGAGCAGCTCAGCGCCTTTCAGGTAGTAACACCGACCACGTCATTCGGTACATATAACAACGCAACAGGATGGACTGAGATAACTGATGTGCAAGGTTCATTCAACCCCACCACAGGCATCTTCACTGTTCCGTTCGACACCAACGCAGCGAGCAGTCAAGGCTACACCATAGAATATGAGATTGACTTTGATTTCTTTCTAAAGAATACCAATGGATTGAGCGTAACCAACAGCACCAACGCATGGAACGCTCGCCCACGCATCGTGGCTGCATTCGGTTCGTTTCAGAGTCAGTACTCCAACGTTCTACCGAATCAGAACCTCCCCATCAACACCACAATTGCAGCGGGTTCGACAACCATCTTCAGTGGTACAAAGACAGGTGGGTTGTTGGTAATGGAGAACGCATCCGGCTCAGGTGAGTTGAACACAGGAGATGCGCTTCAAATCAAGCTGGGAACACATACATCATATACCTCATGGTTCAATGGTGGTACCAACTATTTAATCGATGCCGTATTCAAAGTGAACTCGCTGCGCATAAAGATACTTCCAACATCCAACGTACAAGTGATTGGTGGCATCCTGGACATCAATCAATATGTGCCGCTCAAGATTAAGCAATCCGATTTTGTGAAGTCCATCTTCACGATGTACAACTTGTATGTCGACATCGATACGGACCAACCAAACAAACTCATCCTCAAGCACAGGGATGAGTACTATGATTCAGGGGTTGAAGTCGATTGGACAACCAAGCTGATGAAGGATAAAGAGCAAGACTTGATATTCTTGCCTGATATCACTTCAAAAAAGCTCATACTCAGCTATAAGCAAGACAATGATTCACCCAATCAGGTGTACACTCAAATGACCAATGAGGTATATGGGCAGCTCGAGTATACATTCGACAATGAATACATCAAAGGAACTGACACAAAGGAGATATTATTCTCACCGACTCCTGTTGTTCAAACCACATTCGATGCCTATGTGCCAGCGCTCAATGGTGAAGCACCCAAGACCAACATCCGCATCTTGTATGATGGTGGTAAAAAAACGTGTGGCGCATGGGATTTGATTGAATACGGCACAACCGGTGCGCTCGGCAACACGACTTATCCAATGATTGGTCACTTTGACAACGCATTGCTCCCGACCTTTGACATCAACTTTGGCACAAACGATTACTATTATTATTCGCCTCAGACACTGACTGCCAATAACCTGTATAACTTGTACTGGAGAAGGACAGTCAACCAAATCAATGTGGGCAAGATGTTGGTGGCGATGTTCTATCTCAACGAGGATGACATTCAAACATTGAAGCTCAACCAAAAGGTGCGCATCGAAAACTCATGGTGGAACATCAACCGAGTCATCGACTATGATGCCAATGCCAACACAGCAACCAAGGTGGAACTCATCAGCATCGACTCTGAGATTGAACTCGCTCCGTTCATCACTGCACCAGGCACACCGACATCAGCAACCACAACGGCAGTGTCTGAGGACAGCATCCTTCAAACCAAGTCAACCACTGCCAATGGCAATCTCTCAGGTGATGACGTGATTGTGAAAGGTGAGGGCAACATCATCGGTCAAGGTGTGAAAGGGTTGGTCATCGGAGACAATAAGATTCTCAACGAGGATGGCATCATCACTCCTAAGATTAATGGAATCAATATCGCATCAGGTGGATATATTGCGCTCATATCTCAGACAGGAACAGCAGCACCGACAGCCATTGTGTTGTCTGATACGATTGGTGGTGTCACATGGACTCGCATCGCAAAGGGTGAGTACATCGGCACTGCACCGAATCCGCTCGATGTTCTAAACACTTTCGTCATAATTGGCAACGTAGATCATGACCACCTTGCAACTGCCGAAGTCCTAACTGACGGCACGATCTATGTGCGAACAACGAACACTCAGAACCATCAACACCAAGATGGCAATTTAAGATACTCATCAATAGAAGTCAGAATATATGGCTAATGAAGTCGAAATACCACTCAAGCTCTCAGGGGTCACCAGCTTAAAAGCAGAACTCCGCTCACTCAAGGCAGCCATTGCTGAAGCATCTGACCCGGAACAAATGGCGCAACTCGCTGCAAAAGCGGGTGAGGTAGCTGATAGGATAAAGGATGCCAACGAACAGGTTGCTGTATTTACCACAGGCTCCAAATTTGAGGCAGTGAGCAACTCATTCTCAATGATTGGTCAAGACCTCGCATCACTTGACTTCGAAGGAGCTGCTGAGAAAGCGCAAACATTCAGCAAGACACTTGGCAGTTTGAATGCTGGAGATATCAGCAAGGGATTGAAAGGATTGACAAGCACTGTCACATCAGTTGGTGGTGCATTCGTTAAACTCGGAGCGCAGATTCTTGCAAATCCAATCTTTTTAATCGCGGCAATCATCACCGCAATAGTGGTTGCAATAGGAGTTTGGTTGAATAAGATTGGTGTGCTTCAAAAGGCGCTTGATTTCTTGATGATTCCAATCAATGCACTCATCGATGGATTCAAGGAATTGACCGATTGGTTGGGTCTGACATCATATGCCGCTGAAGAGAATGCGAGAACGATGGAGAAGTCCAACGAGAAGGCATTCAAGTCATCTGAGAAACGAACTGAAGCTATCTCTGACCAATATGATTTGGAGATTGCCAAGGCGAAGGCAGCGGGTAAAGATACGACCAAGCTCGAGATGGACAAATCTAAAGCCATCAGCAACGCAGCCAACAAACGATTGAGCGATGCTCGCAAAGAGTATGCTGAATTGAAAGGATTGACTGACAAGGATTCGGTTGAACGCAGAAAAAAACTCAAGGAGCGCATCGCAGCTGAGAACAAAATCATCAAGGATGGTTCGAAAGAGCGCAAGATGATTCAGATTGCTGAGGATGCAGAGCAGAAAGCCGCTGATGATAAAGCCGCTGAGGAAGCAAAGCAAAAGCGTGAGGAGAGACTCAAGAAATACAAGGAAGGCGAAGCTGCCATCCTTTCAGAAATTAAGAGCGCAAACAAGTTGGTGGTTGACTCAACAAAAACGCAATCGCAAAAAGAGATTGATGATATCAAGACCAAATATGCTGCGCTGATTGAAGAGGCGAAAAAGTACAAGAAAGATATCACTGCACTTGAGCAAGCGCAATCACTTGAGATAAACAATGTACGCAAAGCAGAGGCGGCAGAAACTGAAATGATTCAAACCAAATCAGCCAAAAGCGCCATCTCAACACTTGTATCAACCAGGACTCAGCAGTTGCAAATTCAAGGTGAGGCAAACATGGTCTCATTTGAAGACCAACAAAAATACAACGATGCTGTCATGGCAGCTGAAGAGCAACTTTCTCAGGCTCGACTTGGTGCTGCCAAAGGATTGATTGCTGGATTAAGTGAACTCGCTGGTGAGAATAAGAAACTCGCAAACGCACTCTTCATCGTTGACAAGGCTCTCGCCATTGGTGAAATCATCGTCAACACACAAAAGGAGATTTCAGGATACTATGCCAACCCATTGTGGAAAGCATTGCCTGATGGTGGTCTTGCATTAGCGAGTGCTGCATCTGCCGGTGCCAAAGTGAGAGCAGCTACATCCATCGGTACAATCGTGGCATCATCAATAAGCAAGTTCATGAATGGTGGTGGTGCATCCGTATCAACTCCATCAGGTGGCGGTGGCGGTGGTGGCGGTAGTGTTACACCAAACGCTTCATCAGTTCCATCATTCGTACCTGGCAACCTATTCGGTCAAGGCAATGCAGCCAACAACACAGGCTCAGCTCAAGGTGTTGAAACCAACTCAACGATCACTGTGAATGCTGTGGTCAGTGAAACAGAGATGACAGGTGTACAAAACAAAGTAAACAAAATCCTCAAAAACGCAGTACTGTGATAAGTTACCAAGCACTCATCAACGAAATCATTGCATTCTACAATGCACACCTTCAGGTTAAGAAAGTAGGCTCTGACTTCAAAGAGCAGTTGTTCAACTTTGCGACCAAGGATGAGAAGTATCCAATCGTGTACATCGTGCCTGTGGATGCAATCCCTACCGAGAACACCAATGACTTCAATCTTGAAATCTATTGCTTTGACATCATCCAAAAAGACAGGGCAAACATCAACGTGATTCTCAGTGACTGCCATCAGATACTCATGGACTTGTATCTCAACTACACATTCAACAATGATGATCGTGATTTCGATGTGGTTGGATTCCCTTCCTTGATTCCGCTCAACAATGACCTTCTCGACTATGCTGCTGGATGGTTAATGACCATCACATTCACCATTGATTCATGGACCGATTGTCAGATTCCTAAACAAATCAGCGACTAATTGCAACATAAGTAATGGCAAGGTATAAAAACACAGGCGAGTACAACTTCAAATTCCCACTCAGGAGAAGAGTTGCCAACACACTCAAGAAAGTCATCAAGGATGAAGCACTCATTGACACATACACCTTGTATGATTCAGTCAAAATCAATGCCAAGGTAACAACTGAGGGCAATCTCCGCATCGAGATTCTTGCTGCCTACTATTTTGGGTACCTCAACAACGGCACAGCCACCATCGCACCCTTCAGATTGGTCAAGAAATTCAATGATGCACTCGAGATGAACGGACTCATCGCTGAAATGTACGGAATGTATGTGGCTGATTTGGCTCAAAAGTTCCCAATCTTGGAACTCGGAAACCTATTGCGCAAAAAGCCAAAGGTGATATACGACTTTGTACCACTATTTGGTGAGTTCAACTACTCACTCGATTACTAAATATCTAACTCTTTACGCATTGCAAGGAAGTTGAACACAAGTATCAGCTTCATCTGAATCACCTGTTCATACTTGGTGAGGTCACCATTGGTCATCGACCAAATCAACTGCTCCCATCCCCATTTGTTGGATGCCTTTTGCTTCTCTGCCTCTTTGCGCTCTTCCGGGTCATCGATATCACTGAGGTCTTCATCGATATCTTCAGTCATTAGGTTGGAATGGGATGAGATAAATTGGTCTCTGAATTTGATGTACTCGGTGAGGATGCCATACACCTTGGTGATTGGTTGCTCGAGGAAGTAATGCGCTCTCGCTGTTGGCTTGAATGCAGTTGTCTCCCACTTTGCCACCACACCATCCTCAATGATTTCAGGAATGCGATACAATAGTGCACAGATGTTTGCGAGATTCTTGATATAGTCCTGGCTGAAGTAATACTCCAGGTCAATGAACTCACCAAGGGCCAACTCATTCATTGGCTTGAGGTAGAACTTGCCAATACGATCCGTATATAATTTGGTCGGCTCTGAATACAGCCATTGCAAATCTTTGAACCACTCGGCTACCTCATACAGTTCAGCATCATCATAGTCCTCAGGATATGAGTCAGTGAGCGTGCAGAGGATATCGATGTTGTGGTTGAACAATCCATCCTCAGGTTGGAGTGCTCTGAGTTCAATGAACTGCTCAAGACTGACTTGACTCCACGCTTTTGGGAGCGTTGGCTTGTGCATATTCTGCAATCTTTTCGGTTACGAACACAATGTATGGTACACACAATTCAGCTTTCTGAGTGCGGAATAGCTTTGCCTTATGCTTCAAATGGGCATCTGCGAAGTGTTCAGTGTTACTGAGGTCACTGCGTTTGAACATAATTGCGAGGATGTCACTGATGTAGTTGTGTGGCTTGTTGTTCACAATCTTCTCAATCAGCTTTGTCTCCTTCACTGACAAGCGCATCTCAGCATTGTATGTGAATCCTTCCAATTCAATGGATGCAATAGGCTCACTCGGGGTGTATGAGTCCAGGTTGAACTTCTGAACCAACTCAATGAACTCGCTGAATGGGTAGTCATCCCACATCTTCTCCTCGATGCCAAGGAATTTAAACATCTCAACGTACTTTTCTACGTTGTCGAACTCTTGATTGTTTAAAATTTGGCTGATTTTTTCAAACTGCTCGATGCTCAGCTCACTCATTTTGTTGGGAATCTCCCTGTCGAATACTTTTATCATAGTTATTTTTTGAACAAATATACAAAATCTGCAACATAAGCAATGACAAAGGACTTACCTATCTACAAAATCACAATCGATGACGAGTACTCCGATGGAGAAAATCTCGGAATTGAGATGATAGCTTTCACAAATCTACCCGCCATAAAGGTCAAGGGGATGAGTTTTGGAAGTGAGAAGCGCCTCATGTTCTCTGATGGTTTAAAGCATCGCATCACAGCTCCAGCAATGATACCGATGGACATCTACCGCAAGAGTGATGGCGATGGTGAGTATTATGTCCAGTTCACTGAGGAAGTCATCGAGCAAATTCACACCAAGTTCATGGCTGATTTGCGCAATCGTGACATCTTCAATTTGGAACACGACACCGAGAAAAAAGTACCAGCTTACATCCTTGAGACATGGATTGTTGACAACCCAAAACAAGATAAGGCATTCAGTACATTTGGCATTGAGGTACCGAAAGGCACACTCATGGTGACCGCTCAGGTGACCGATGCTGATTACTTTGCCGAATTGGTTGCCAACGATCAAGTCGGTTTCTCCATTGAAGGCTTTCTCGGTCTGAAACTTTCGGAACAAATTAAACTAAATACAATGAAGTTACCTGATGGAGAATATCTCATCGAGGACAAAATCTACGTCATGAAAGATGGCGAGGTTGTTGAAATCAAAGAGATGGAAAAAGAACCAACCGAGGAAGTGGTTGAGGAAGAGATGTCAACCGAAGAGGTGGCGATGGAAGATACAACAGTTGAAGAGACAACTGAAGAGTCAACCACCACTGAGGAGGAGATGGCTATCGACCCAGCTACCGATGCGGAAGCAATCGCTGCAATCGTTTTGCCGATGTTGGAAGAGAGAGAGAAAGCAATCATCTCTATGATCGCAGAACTCCGCAACCAAATCGAGGAGATGTATGCAGAGAAAGAGGAGGAAGTGGTCGAGACGCAAATGGCCCAGCTTTCAATGAGCGAAAAATTTGCGAAATTCAAACAATTTGTAAATCAATAAAAACCAAATAACAATGTCTAAAAAATTAAGATTCGATTTGGATGTGGATGCTTCAGCTTTATTGGCAGCCAATCCTGAGGCATTCTACTCTAAAGCATATTTAGGAGAAGAGAACCTCGCAGATAATTACCGCCTTTTGCCGGGAATTAAGTCAAAGACAAAACTTGCCACAATTTTATTCGGCAACATTTTGCAAAGCTCCAGCTGCCCATTTGACGCCCCTACAGATGACCTCTCAGCAATTGAGATTGACGTATGTGCATTGAGCGCTATGGCACAAATTTGTCAGTTCGACCTTGAGCAATCATTCGTTGCTTTACAAATGACAAAAGGTTCAAATGGTGACTTCACTGTTGCATCATTCATGGACTTCTACTGGAACACAATGGCTCAGCAAATCGGTCAAGACATCGAGCTTATCCGTTGGCAAGGTGACACCACTTCAGAGAATGCCACTTTGGCTCTTTGTGATGGTTACATCAAAGGCTTGCTTGCTGATTCTACTGTTGTTGATGTTGCCAACACAACTGTGACATCTTCAAATGTACTTGCTCAGCTTGCACTTATCTTTGCTGCTGCTCCAGCTGCAATCATCCGCAAGAAAGCTGACCTTCGTTTGTATGTTTCAACAAACATCGCTAACGCATACGAATTGGCTGCTGCTGCTGGTAACACCATGACATATGTAACGACTCCACTTGCCTTGACTTACCTTGGTGTGAAAGTTGTTGTTTGTGAAGGTATGCCAAACGACCACGCTGTACTTTGTTTGAAAGATTCACTTTTATATGCATTCGATGCTGAAGGTGATGACAAAGCATTGAAAGCTGTCAACCTTTCTGACACTGTTGCTGAGCCGTACATCCGTACTCGTGCAAATATGAAAGTTGGTTTCCACCACGTTAATGGTGCGCAAATCGTTCTTTATTCATAGGATTCCTTTGAGGGGATGAAATACTCCCCTCTTTTTTTTAACTGATTAAAATTTTTCATTTATGTCATGTAGTGCACTCGAGTCAATTGTGAAATCATGCGACAACAATACAGGTGGTATTGAAAAGATTTGGATTAATCAGCAAGACAACATCAGTGGTATCACATTAGACAATACCAATACCTGGACAATCGATGCAATTACCTTAGTTGGTGGTGCTCCTGATTTCACAGCATTTGACATCCGTAGAAATACGGGTTCATATACTGAGGAAGCAGCGATTGACCTTATCAATGGTTCATCTTATGTGACTGCTGTCATCAACCTTATGTTCCACCGAAGAGACCAGGACAAATCTCAAGCAATCAAAATCTTGGGTGCCGGTCAACAATACTTGGTGGCAATTGTTAAGGATATGAACGGCAAATATTGGTACTTCCCACAACTCCAACTCACCGCAACAGGTGAAGGTTCAGGAGTGACTCGTGCGGATGGTTCTAAATATTCCGTCACCTTGACCTCGGAAGTTGAATTTCTTGCTTATGAAATCGAACCAGCTGCTGTTACAGCAGTAATCTAACAACTTTTTTCTGTTCATAGTTGTGAAGCCATCCTTAGGGGTGGCTTTTTTTGTGAACAAAATTTGACCTAATTGCAACATAAAGTAATGATATACATCAATAAGGGTGAGGTGAATAGTATTGTCGTGACACTGTCAGAGGTGTCAACGCTGCCTTCACCATATTATTTGTTCGTTTTTCAGAACGAAATGAACCCAACATCCGACCCAATTCTCTTCACCAACACCGATGAGTCACCATATCCTGAGAGATTCAATCTCTTTTACCTGGATGAACCAATCGATGTGGAACTAATGAAGGGACAATACTCATACAGCGTGTATGAATCAACCATACCACCAACTGAAATCAGTGACACCACAGGAGTGGTCATTGAAGAGGGCAGAATGGTTGTCAGTGGCGCATCAGTTTCATCAATTTACGATTAACACATGGCTTGGTACGATATATTCAAAGCAAAAAAAGAGGAAGCAGTTGAGATGATTTCATCAAATTACGATGCTTTCAGCACACCATTCTTGAAAGTTGGTGGTGCAAACCTGTCACTCCCATATGTCAATGGTCGATACACTACCGCCAACCAAATCAGATTTGGTCAGGATGATATGTATCCTCAGTTGCTCAATCAAATGGTGTACAGCTCACCACTTCATGGTGCCATCGTGGACTACAAAACCAATGCAGTCATTGGTGGTGGATTCGAACTCAAGACAACCAATGCAACACCGAAAGACCTCCTCGAGTTATATACATTCGAGAAAAAAATCAAGCTCAAAAAGACAGCTCGAATCACAACCGAGCAATTGATTGTACATAACCGAGTGTACTTCCGTTTGTTTTTCGATGACAAGATGAAGATGACCAGGGCTGAGAATGTCTCACCCGAGAAGGTCAGAAAGGGTCGACAAAAGAATCAGTACTTCATTTGTGAAGATTGGTCGACTCGAATCGACATCCAAGAAATCAAGAGACATCATCCATCATGCACTGATCGTGAGCAGCTTTTTGTTTACGAGGTCGAGTGCTTAGGGCAAGATTGGTATCCGCTGCCGAAGTACAGCTCCGCACTTAACTTTGCATTTTTGTCGGGCGAGTTAAGTTTCTTTGCAAAGAGTAACATTCAGAACAGCATCTTCCCATCGTTTGCAATCATGTTCCCTAAACGCCCACAAAGCGAAGAGGAGAAAAATGTTCTGCGTCAGACCATCGACAAACTTAAAGGCGCTCAGAACGCTGGCAAGACTGCCGCATTTTTTGCCAACTCAGCAGAGCAGTTGCCGAAGATTGAGAGCCTACCAACCAACTCGAATGACAAACTCTTCCAGGAAGCAAGTGGATTGAACACTGAGCAAATTTGTTTTGCCCATACCATCGACCCGATACTCATGGGTGTGCGCACCACAGGCTCACTCGGTTCAGGTTCTGATATCAAACAAGCATACGTCATCTTTGAAAAGAATGTCGTGATGCCACTCAGAGAGCAAGTGCAAGATATCTTCAACGAAATACTTCACATCGCCAAGTTGAGCGTGGCAGAGTTTAGAATCAACAACTTTCAAATCATCAATGAATCAATCGTTGAAATCGAGGGCGATGCTTCCAAGACATCTGATGCGCTCAATGCAATGAGTCCATTGGTGGCAACCAAGGTCCTCGAGCAAATGACTGTTAATGAGGTCAGAGCACTCGCATCACTTTCACCAATTGAAGGCGGTGATGTAACTCAATCACAAGCCGCTGCTTTAGCACAACCACAAACACCACAATTCTGATGTTGTACTTTATCACTGAAAACTATCTCAAGACCAACACACCCATCACAGCCAATGTGGATGTGACTGATGTGTTCCCATACGTTGCAACTCAAGCACAGCTCAGAGTGATGCCGATACTTGGTACCGTATTCTACAACCATTTGCTTGAGGCATATAATGACCAAACACTTACACCTGAGGAAGAGACACTTGTCACATTCATTCAACCTGTCATTGCATGGCGCTCGGCTGAGGATGCTGTATTTGGGTTGACATATCAGCTCAAGAACAAAGGACTCCAAACTCAATTTGGTGACAACTCCTCCAGTGTTAGTCGCTCTGAGGTCGCATTCGGCATGGAACACTATGCTCAAAAGGCTTCATTCTTTGAGATGCGCCTCATCAGATACCTGGTCAAGAACCGAGCTGAATATCCTATCTTCATCAGCCATGAGAATCGTGACACTGACCTTCGACCACAAATCGAATGCAATCAGTGCATCGGTGATTGCTTCATGGATGGTACATGGAATTGTGGATATCCACGCAACAACGGATACAACAATCAAATTCTCGTCATCTGATGAAACACACTACACTCGCAATCTTCGCATCATTGTTCACAGTACTCGCCCCGGTTCAGCCATTGGTATTGGTTGCCATCCTCGCCATATTCATTGACACCATTTTCGGAGTTTGGCGCTCAGTTAAAAAAAATGGATGGACATCATTTAAATCACGCAGATTGAGCGATACACTCGGCAAGGCTGCCTTGTATTCGGGTGGCATTGTGTTTACCTTCCTCATTGAGAAGTTCATTGCTGGTGACATCATCGCCAACTTCATTGCTGTTGAATTAATCATGACTAAATTTGTTGCGTTCTTTTGCGTAGTGGTTGAGGTTAAGAGCATCAACGAAAGCTATGAAAGCGTAACAGGAAAAAACATCCTCGCAGCAATGCGCAAATTTGTAACCAGGTCCAAAGCAGAACTTGACAACTGGAAGTAATGGTCAGAAAGTACACCGACAAAGAACTCCTTGAGAGAGTCAAATCACTTGACAATTATATCGGTGTGCCATCGGGTCATTGGATTCTTGGTGTACGATCTAATGAGGATTCAGTAAACAAATTTGATGACAAATTTTATCTGTTCAGAGGTGAGCTTTTCATCGAAGTGTCATCTGGCACAACCAATCCAGGACAACCAACACTCAAGCAGTTCGAAAAGGTGAACAAAGCTGGTGCCGCTGTACTCAAATCAGAGCAGTGGTACTATGATGTGTGGAAGTATGGCAGACATCAAGGCAAAGTGGAAGCACTCCTCCAGCTCGGTACTCCAGTGCAAGTGTATAGAGATACCGACAAGGATGACAAGTCAGAAGAGCAAGGAAAGCTCGACACTGGATACTTCGGCATCAACTTCCATCCCAACACATACAACCTCAACAAGCCATCAGGTACCAATATCGGATGGTGGTCAGCTGGTTGCCAGGTGTTAAACGATGTAAACAAATATAAGACATTCATTCGTCTATGTAAACCGCAGAAATTCACTTCATACTGTCTCATCAATGAATTTTAAAGTCACTATTCTGTCGCTAATTGTGACAATATTTGCGACATCTTGTGGTGTGAACTACCACATCCGCAAAGCAATCAAGAAAGGATACAAGTGTGAGGAGGTCGGTGATACCATCCGCATCACAACTATCGACTCATTTCCTGTCATCAGAGACAATCAAATTGTGTATGAGAGGTATTACACCACCAAGGATACAATCGTGCGCTACAACACATCTTTCGTGCCCGTTACCAAAACAAGGTGGCAAACTCGCATTGAATACAAGCTCAAGCGTGACACCATTCGCCAAGTGCAGAAGGTTGAGGTGGCAAAGTATAAATCACAAAAAGAAAAGCCTATATTTTGGGTGCTGATTCTTGGCTTTGTCATAGGAATGGGAACCATGTACCTCTTCAGGTACTCCAACATCAATAAATGATAGTAAAAAAACACGCAAAGAACATCCACGAGATTCAGATGGATGGTAAACAAGTCAAGATTGCAATGCTTTCTGACCTCCATTGGGACAATCCAAAATGTGATTGGGATATTCTCAAAAGAGACCTCGACTATTGTGTTGAGAACAACATTCCAATCATGGTAAATGGCGATTTTTTCTGCCTCATGCAAGGAAAAGGCGATCGCAGAGGAAACAAATCGGACATCCGACCTGAACACAATAATGCCAAGTACCTGGATAGCATCGTTGAAACAGCTGTCGAATGGTGGTCACCATACGCTCACCTGTTAACCGTCATCGGATACGGAAACCATGAGACGGCAATCATCAAATATCAAGAGACCGACATCCTTCAGCGATTTGTTGACCTCCTTAACTATCGCAATGGCACTCAAGTGTTCACCGGTGGATATGGTGGTTGGATAATAGTGCGCCAAATCTTTGACGTCAATGTACAATCATCATTCAAGATAAAGTACTTCCATGGCTCAGGTGGTGGTGGTGTAGTTACTAAGGGAGCATTGAACCTAACCAGGGCGCTTGAGATGTATGAAGACTTCGATGTGTTCACGATGGGTCACATTCATGAGAACGCTGCCCGAAATGATGTCAGAGATACCGTCTCATATCACAGCAAAACAGGATACCGCCACGAGCATAAGGATATTCACTTAATGCTCACAGGTACATATAAGGAAGAGTACGGAGATGGCTCCAAAGGTTGGCACGTTGAACGTGGTGCGCCTGTTAAACCGACAGGAGGTCGCATCTTGATGTTCGAATCAGCTCGAATCAAGAAACAAGGTCAGAAAAAAATTTACAAAAATATCGATAGTATCAAATTTCCTTTGTAAATTCGAGAGTTCATAATTGTTTTGGGGGTGGAGACACCCCTTTTTTTGACTTATTTTGTGCATAGATGAAAAAAAATGTGAAAAAAGTTTTGCAGATATGAAACTTATATGTAATTTCACCGTATCAAATCGAAAACAAATATGAAAACACTTATCATCGAAATCGAAAACTTGCACAACGGACAACTAAACGTTAGCAAACAAATTGTTTTAGGCATCAACACCAAAGAGCAAGAGCAAGCACACCTCTCTCAATTGATTGGTCAGATGTCAAATATGCATTTGAAGAGCGATTACAAATTATCAAGAGTATACTTTCAAAACAAATAAACCATGAACAAAGAACAAATCATCGAACTAATCAGAAGCCAAGAGGCTGAGATGTATCAAGAACTACTCGATATGCGTGAGCGCTTTGGCGCTGATGACCGAGGAACACGCTTCGCAGCTGCGCAATGGGCTGCAATTAATAACCTTTTAGAACAAATACAAGATGAAGAGAATCATTAACGAATGGAAGTATCTCGATGGCGAGGATAAAGCCTTTTTTGGTTATGGTGGATTGATATTGTTTGGTGCAGTATTGCTCTTTTGGTTGGTGTCAACAGTGAAACCACCTGTGCAAGATCACCATCCAATCGATTATCAAACATATCAAGAGGCAAGCTATGAACTTTCGAAATCTTATTACAAATACGCAAATCGAATATACAATGAAAAGTACGGAAAATAAATATTGGTTTGCGGAGGAGTCATCCAATGCTTCAGCCAACAGCATCATCGTTGATGTGTTTAATCGCTATGATGATGAGCATATCGGCACAATAGAACTAATTTATAACTATGATAAAAACAACAACAATGAAACATGGACAATTGAATCAGCAGAATGGCACCAGGACCTCACCCTTGAGCAGTGCGATGAAGCAATGCAAGAACTTACTGACAACGCAACCGAGAACTTCCACGAGTTCTGCTATGAATGTTACAACTACGACCCGAGAGATGATGAAGATTGGTGGTTCGTTTAACACCTACCAATTCAATCGGTTTTGGACTACGTTCGACCACGATCTTTACAACAGAATTTGTGAAATAAAAATGCAAGAGATATGACACCAAAAGAAAAAGCAAATGAGTTAGTTGATAAAATGCACGAGTGGTTCATAGACTATGGACAAGCTAAAGGATGTGCATTGATTGCAGTTGATTTACTTATTACTGAAATGTATGCCTATGATTCAAGTTATTGTGATAATTATTATTTTGAAGTAAAACAAGAAATTGAAAAGCTATGAAATTCAAACTCACATACCACTTCGGCAACAAGGTTGTCCAGGAGTGGAACTTCCACAGCAAGTCACTCGCCTATTGGTACAAGAGTGAACTGATTTGGACAGGCAGATACAATGATGGTAAATTTAAAGTGTCACCATGTTAAGGGTTGGCTCTGACTTCAGCGGAGTAGGCGCATTCAATCAAGCACTGATTCGATTAGGTGTTGAATACAAAGAGGTATTTGCCTGTGATATGGACAAGTTCGTTCGTAATACGTTCATCCACAACTATGGTGAACCTGAATACTATCCAACCAACGTATATGACCGAGCAATTCCATCAGAGTCATTGGATATTTATATGACATCACCGCCTTGTCAAGCATTCTCATTAGCTGGCAAGCGACTCGGTAAGGATGACAAGCGAGGTATCTTGTTTTTCAATTCACACGAGTTTATTCAAGTAAACAAGCCGAGATTTTTCATATTCGAGAATGTCAAAGGATTGCTCTCTGATGATGGTGGCAAAACATTCCAGGAGTGGGTAAATATGCTGGGAGGCAAATCAGTCAATGGAGTGCCAGTTCTTTTTCCATATGAAAGCTCCGTTCCTTACCATTTGTATTGGCAAGTCCTGAACGCAAAGCATCATGGTGTTCCGCAAAATCGTGAGCGAGTTTTCTTGGTTGGCATCAGAGACGATCAAGATAACAAATTCCAATTCCCACGAGAAGAGCATTTGACCAAGCGATTGAAGGATGTGCTGGAGGGTGCTGTGGATGGTAAGTATTTTTTGAATTATGAAACAATAAATGAAATTTTTGTTGACAATCTCAAGGTAAAATCAGCCACATCCAAGGGATATGAGGAAGCTACTGAAGGTGATTCTATAAATTTTAGTGTTCCGAATAGTGAAACCAGAAGAGGCCGAGTAGGAAAAGGAGTGGCTCAAACTTTAGACACCGCTTGTAATCAAGGAACTTTCAAATCAGGAGAAATCCGCAGATTCACACCACGAGAATGCTTCAGACTTATGGACTTCCCAGATACATTCACTTGGAAGGTGTCTGACTCTCAAGCATACAAGCAAGCTGGCAACTCAATTGTTGTCAATGTACTTTACAAAATACTAAAAAATTTATTATGAACCAATTTGACAAAATACAAGAACTAATTCAGCGAGATAGGCTATCTTCCAAGGACCGCACGCATGAGTTGGTATATCGCAGAGCATTCCTGATGCATGAGCTTCGATCAACAGGCATGACTCTCAAGGATATTGGTCAAATGTTCAAACGCGACCACGCAACAGTGCTGCACTCACTACGCACACATGAGTGGTTGACCAGCACAAATGACAAGCTGTACACTGAATGCATCGCTGAATATCGATTTTTATTGGACCATGTTGACAAGGAATCAGCAAGAGACTTGATTGCAGATATCCTCAAATGCAACTCATATGCCACCTTGAAAATCATCAAGAGCAGAATCAAGAGAGGGGTGTATGAGGAGAGAGTTGTGACGATATGACACATCTCTTATTATACCGAACCTATTAAGACCCTTATTTTTATTTTAAAATTTTTAGTTTTTTTATCGTCACATCGTCACGCTTTGACTGAAAGTCAATACAGGTAAAGGATAGAAGCGTGACGATAGAATTTAAACATCGTCACAAATCGTCACAAAACACCAAATTTTTGTACATTAGCGTCACGCAAAACAACTATGACATGAAAGTATCAGTATTCAAAAACCTATTTAACAGCAAAGAAACACCATACAACCTCTCAATCTATGAGGTGTACAACCGCATCAAGAACGGTACACCTGACTTGATTCGCAAAATTAATGCAATCCGCTCACTGGAGAAGTCAGACCCAGAGCATGAGCGCCTGAAGTCATCACTCAACGCAATCATGTTCAACGGCATATTCACTGAGCGAAATGACAACAGCTTGGTTGAGCATAGTGGATTGTGCATCCTGGACTTTGACCAATATCCAAATGCAAAGGTGATGGATGCCGAAAGAAAGCGCCTCATCGATGATGCTCATGTGATGATGGTGTTCACTTCCCCATCAGGGAATGGCTTGAAAGCAGTCATCCGAATCCCAAAATGTGATAAGGTTGAACACAAGCGCAGATTCACTGCATTCGGCAAACACTTCCAATCTGAATACTTCGACCACAAGAACAGCAATGTGAGTCGAGTATGCTTCGAATCCTATGACCCAAAGATTTACTTCAATGAGTTCTGCCAAGAGTTCAATGGCATTGAACACGATCAAGGATTCAACTACACTGAGCGCACACCAACCTGTGTACTCAATGATGAGGACAAAATCATTGGCTTGATTGAGCGCTTCGACCATGGCTGTCAGTTCGCTGAGGGTAGTCGCAATGAGTTTGTATTCAAATTGGCTGCTGTGATGTGTGAGTATGGCATCCACAAAGACACCACCGAGCAGTATGTGTGGACCAAGTATTGCCAAGGCTCATCATTCTCAGAGCAAGAGATGGTCACCACCATTCGAAGCGCATACAAGAAAGCCACTTTTGACATAAAGTACTTCGAGGACAAGGAGACCTTTCAAAAAATCAAGCAGAAGCTCAAGAGCGGCATCCCTGAGGAGGATATCAAAAAGCAATTGAATGTGCGTGGTGATGTGGTTGAGGATGTCAAGAAAGAAATCAAGACAGGAGATGATATATTTTGGTCAAAAAATGACAAGGGAACAGTCACCATTGAGCCACTGAAATACTCTGAGTTCTTGGTCAAGAACGGATTCAACAAGTACTATCCTGAGAATGCTGAGAAGCCAACCTTTGTCCGGGTCATTGAGAATAAGGTCAGGATATCAAGCACTGAGCAGATAAAAGATTTCGTTTTGAACTACCTTGCCGATAAGGCAGAGCTGGATGT